GTAAATCAGGCACATGGGAAGGCGGCGGCGACCTAGTATTGAGTGCAGGATGTATTTCACTTAATGGTGGCAGTGCACCTGAAGTTCCGAAACCCAGCAATATTTTCAAACAAAATCTTCCAGACACCAAATGGGTCGATAACAAGGGTTGGGAAATACAAAGAGGAGAAATAAAGACCATTGTGTCTCGAGCACCCACACACCAGCCTTATGCCCTCAGTGGGCTTGGAATTACTGGCGGAACAGATGTTGAAGCACCTGTCCCACCCGAGACCTCTAAGGATATTAAAGCTCGTGTGGAAGACTTTGACGTACAAAATGCGCTTGACAACCAGATAGAAACTGAAGATTATGAAGCACAAGCTAGGGCCGACAGCAGTGTAGGATCTCTTGACGACTGGGCGGTCACTGCTCTGTTAGCACAGAACCAAAAGGATGCTGGTCAAGATAATTTAGAGATTAGTGCAAGAGGTCTAGGACAATATGCATTAACTCCTAGAGATCTTGAAGATCTAGGATATCTCAAACCAGGAACCAATGAATTTTTTATCGCCGGTAAACCTGGGGACCCACTCACTGATTCGACACTTGAGATATGTCGTGACCCGTCAGTATGGACCGGGAAACAGGGAATCACTGACTTGTATTCATTCCTAGCAAATCCAGAGCTGCAGCAAACTGTTCAAGAACAGTCTTTTACCCGTGCATATAATCAATTGGTTTCACGTAGTGTGATAACCGGACAAGAAGAGCCGGCTGATATAGCCGGCTTGACCAACGCCGCTGCCAAACACGGTGCAGAAGCTGTACAATCATGGATAAAAAATGATACAGGTGATTCTTCACTAGTCAAAGACATTAATCGATTAGTTCGCACTGGTCAGTATGCATATCAATTTGCAAAGGAAAAAGTTAATGAAGCTATCAAAGGATTTAGCACAGTGGCAATGGGAGCCAGCAACACCATTAACAGATTGAATATAGATGAGGCAGTAAGAAAAGTAATAAACAATCCCAAAATTAGTCCGTTGGAATTCAATCCATTTAACATCTATCAAACTGTATCAAATGAAAATCTAGTGTATAGTGGTGACGATCCTATCGTGATAGACAATATCAATCGCGAACGGCGGCGCCGGGGTTTGCCAGACTTATCGGCGTCGGGCCAAATCTAATCGCAATTGTAAAATAATAAATACAGCATGGCCACATTTATTGGATTTAACACTGTAAATCAATACAAAAAGTTTACTCTTACGGACTTGCAATTAATCCAACGAGATTTATTGAACTTTGTAAACATTAGGCAGGGCGAACTAGTGGGTCGCCCGGATGTGGGTACAAAGATGTGGGATCTGGTGTTTGAGTCTCAAACTCCAAATACAATCGAAGAAGCCAAGGCAGAGATGAAGCGCATTATAAGTCTAGATCCGCGTATCCATCTTGTCAGCGTCGAATGCGAGCCTCAACTCAATGGCATCCTAATAGAATTAGAAATACAAGCTGTGCCAGGTCAAGTCACAGAATTTTTGCGTGTGTTTTTTGACCAGCAAACACGCACTGCTTCTTTGATCTAAAACTACTCAGTTTATTCAAACCATAAATACTTCAGAGAAGGTATTATGGCCAAAACTACTAGACAAACCTCGATCTTTGGAGTGGAAGATTGGAAACGCATCTATACCACTTATCGCGAAGCTGATTTTCAAAGTTATGACTTTGAAACATTGCGTAAAAGCTTTATAGACTATATCCGAATCTATTATCCAGAAGCTTTCAATGATTACATAGAATCTTCAGAGTTTGTGGCCTTGTTGGATGTCATGGCTTTTATGGGCCAAGCACTGGCCTTCCGCAACGATTTAAATGTGCGTGAAAACTTTCTAGACACTGCAGAACGTAGAGATTCAGTGGTGCAGTTGGCAAATCTAGTTGGTTACACTCCCAAGAGAAATCAAGCTGCACAGGGATATCTCAAAGTTTTCAATGTGTCTACTACAGAAAGTGTTGCAGATTTCAGTGGTTCCAACCTCAGTGGTGTAACCGTAAACTGGAATGATGCGACCAATGCCAACTGGCTAGAACAGTTTACGGTTATTGTAAATGCGGCTCTGGTATCCAGCCAACGTTTTGGCAAACCTGGTGCATCCAAGGATATCCTAGGCGTTGAAACACAGGAATATAGCGTGAATTTAGCACCAGGATTCCTGCCAGTGATACCTTATTCATCCACAATTAATGGAGTAGTTACGCAATTTGAAGCAATTAGTAGCACATTCCAAAACAAAAATTTTGTATACGAACCATCACCCCGTCCGAATGGCATTTTTAATATACTGTTTCGTAAAGACAAATTAGGATTTGGCAGCCCCAACACCGGTTTTTTCTTCCTTTTCAAACAAGGTACCCTACAAAATCAAGACTTCAGTCTAGGGGAACGCATTGCCAATAGCGTGGTTCCGATCAACATTGAAGGTATCAACAATGAAGACGTGTGGTTGTATCAATTAGATGATATAGGCGATATTCAACACGAGTGGGTCAAAAAAGATTCTATCTATACCGCTGCAGGTGACCAATTGCCCTTAGATAAACGCAAATGCTTCAGTATTACATCTCGTACCAATGATCAAATCAACTTGAACTTTGGTGATGGTGTGTTTTCTGAAATACCCACGGGCAATTTTCGAACCTACGTGCGAGCATCCAATGGACTGCAATATATCATCAACCCCGACGAAATGCAGGCTATTCAAATTTCCATTGGATATATCAGTCGCATTGGACGAGTTGAAACCATTACGTTTATTTGCGGTCTCAGTCAGGCAGTAACTAATGCTGATGCTAGGGAAACTATTGCAGCAATCAAACAACGTGCTCCAGCCAGATACTACACGCAAAATCGCATGGTAAACGGTGAAGATTACAACAACTTGCCTTATACCTTGTATGGCAGCATAGTGAAATCAAAAGCAGTAAATCGATCATCAATTGGTACCAGTCGCTATCTTGACTTGATAGATGTCACTGGCAAGTATTCATCGACCAATATAATTGCCAACGATGGACTAATTTGGGAAAATGTGGCTGTTCCTAGTTTTACTTTTACCTTTGTTGATACAAATGATATTGCCAACACAATTATCAATGAAGTGGAACCGCAGGTGGCCAGTAGAGGAATGTTAGAGTTTTATTATCAACGTTTTCCTAGACCCAACCTAACACCTTTACTAATGAAATGGCAACAAACCACTACCGCTACCAATCAAACAACTGGATATTTTAAATTTGCTGCCAGTAACGCGCCTGCTCCCATTGGTCCACAGGCCAGCGACAATAAAAAATACATGGCACAGGGGTCGTTGATTAAATTTGTGCCACCCACAGGTTATTATTTTGATGCCAACAATAGGTTGAAGTTAGGCACACCATCATTGCCCAATGAGAGACTGATACTTTGGGCCACTGTGAGTGCATTGGTGTTGGATGGTACCAATTTTGGTGTTGGAAATTTAGCCAACGGCATTGGCCCTGTGACTCTCAACAACTTTATACCCACCGATGCTATTCCGGTTGAGGTCATACCAAAGTTTGTTACTGATATACCAATCTCAGTACAGCAATCTATGACCGACCAGATTAAGTTTTATAAAAATTTCGGCATAGGATACAACAATCTTACTTCAACCTGGTACGTAATCACAGCCAACAACCTTAATCGAGCAATTACATTTAGCCAAGCTTTTGCTGAGGATCAATCAGGACAAGGATTGGATAACAGTTGGTTGGTGATGTTTGAAACCGATGGCGTAACCTATACAGTAAATCACAGGTCTCTGCAAAGATTTTGGGGGAGTATTTTACAAACAAGATTTTTTTATGATGGATCACAAGCAGTATATGATCCTCGTACAGGATCAATAGTCAATGATTTTATCAACTGTGTGAAAACTAATAATAAACCCGATGCGAGTTTGCCACAAAACAGTGATATCGTTATGGATATTATTGCACAGCCTGTGCAAGGCGATGGTTTTGTAGATGATTTCCAGGTGCGCATTAGTTTCACAGACTTTGACAATGACGGGGTAGCCGACGATCCTGACTATTTTGAAACTATCGTGGCCCCGAATGTAAATCCAACCAACAAGTATGTGTACTTTCAACGCACAGTAGATTTTGACAATCTTGAAAGATTTTTGCCATTGGCAGCCAAAGACGTAGTCAGTAAGTATGCTAACAAAGATCAAATTGAATTGGCCAAGGCTGAATATGCTCACGGTCAATATTTTTATGCCACCACAGAACTGGCATTTTATGAACTGGATGTTGCTTTCAATGGTGTCCGCAGCATCAAGTCAGTAGGGAACATAATGGCAAAAATTGGACGTCAAGACCTGTCATTCCAATATCGACACAATGCTCCATTGAGCCGTAGGATTGATCCTGGATCATCCAACATCATTGATGTGTATTTGGTCACACAAGCTTATTACACTGCTTACCAAAACTATATTAAAGATTCCACTAACACTGTGATCGAGCCAATTTCACCTACTATGGATGAATTGTCTGTGTCCTTTGCTACTCTGCAAAAGTACAAAATGATATCGGACAACGTAATCTTAAACTCAGTAAAGTTCAAACCGTTGTTTGGTGTCAAAAGCGATCTTGAACTTAGAGCAACTCTAAAAATAATCCGCAGTATAAATTCTGTGGTCAGCATCAGCGAAATCAAGAGTCGTGTGGTAGCAGCTCTCAATGAGTATTTTACCATTGACAACTGGGATTTTGGTTCCACCTTTTATTTTTCTGAACTTGCAGCCTATCTTCACAAACAGCTAGGAGATCTTATGTCTACCGTGGTTTTGGTACCACAAGATCCTCTTAAAAACTTTGGTGATCTGTTCGAGATACGCTGCCAACCCAATGAAATATTTGTTAATGCAGCCACGGTAAATGACATTGAAGTAATAGATGCATTGACCAGCAGTGAACTTAGAACTGTTTCCAACAATGCTGTGGTGTAAAGATGGCTAGAATACGTACAGTAGATTTTCTACCAGAAATCTTCCGCACAGAGACCAACAAGCAGTTTCTTGGTGCAACGCTGGATCAATTGGTCCAAAACCCCACATTCAAAGCCACCCAAGGTTACATTGGTCGACGTGTTGGTCCAGGAGTAAATCCCAATGACAGTTACGTTGTTGAACCCGTTAAAACTAGGACCGATTACCAATTAGAAAGCGGAG